TGTAAAATCTTTAACTTTTGAATCTGCAATAATTTGTCTTATTTGTTTAAAAGATTCTTTTTTATTTTTTATATTTTTTAAAATATTTAATAATTCAGTCATATAGTTAGCTTGAACTACACTATTCTTATCTAATATTAATTTTCCATTTACTACATGACTTTGTGCACTATTAATAGCACGTCGTATATCTGGATATGAAGAATTGATAATAGCTGCAACATCTTTTATATCATAGGTAATATTTTTATTATCTAATACATTAACTAATCTAGAAGCTACATCTGATTTACTAGGTGGAGCTATACCAAATGTTTGACATCTAGATTGTATTGGATCAATGATTTTTTCTACATAATTACATGTTAATATAAATCTTGTAGTTTTACTGTATGTTTCCATTAAGTTTCTTAACGCTGCTTGTGCATTCGGCGTTAAATAATCAGCTTCATCTAATATAA